CCAGCGCTCGATTCGCCAACGCAACCTTCGTCTGCGTCGCGATCTCGAGCTCCAGGCCCTAGCACGTGGGTATATCCTCCGGGACACACCTGAAGTCCAGCGGAGAAATATGGGGTCATAGCAGGCCTCTTTGAGGTGGACCAAAAAGGTGCCGAGGGTAATCCTGAGGCTTAATATTTCCTTACGAACCAAATCGTCGAGAGACTGCACGGCTCCTAATCTGCTGTGATGTACAGTCCGCCTGGGAAGGCGGATCCCATACATCCACAGGAACTACATTTAGTTCCACAAACTAGACGGAAATAATCCCTCTTTTTACTACTCTCACCTTGCTCTCCCTTAATTTTCTTCTGATATTTCACATAATTATCCAAGAAAATGGTCAGCAAACAACAACTATTCAACCAGACGAGGAAAGTCGTCAAGAAGGCAGCGGCCAACTCCAATCGCCGCCCCTTCAATCCCAACTCTGTCGGCTCGAAGATCGGTGCCCAGATTGGTGCTCGCTACGGTCAAGCCGGCCTCGGCATGAAGGCTGGCGACTTCATCAACCGAGTGATCGGGAAGGGAGACTACACGGTCCAGGGGAACTCTCTAATGAAAGGGAACCTGACCAAGAGCTCTCAAATCCCCTTCTTCACCCCGGATGGGAAGCGCGGTCTCCGCGTGACTGAGCGCGAGTACCTCGGCGATATCCGCTCCGGCCAAATCGTCGGAGGATCTACCGCTTTCACCAACACTTCCTACTCAATTAACCCTGGCCTTGCGTCGACGTTTCCTTGGCTCTCAGCCCTGGCAAACAACTTCGACCAATGGCAACCAAACGGTATTATCTTTGAGTTCCGATCTACGTCCTCGACGTTTAACGGTACCTCTCAGGCCCTTGGTACTGTCATTATGGCCACTGAGTACGATGTGGTTGACCCTCAATTCGCCACTAAGGTCGAGATGGAGAACTCTGACTACGCTATGTCGTGCGCGGCTTCTGAATCCCTGATTCATGCCGTTGAATGCACGCCAAAAGAGCGCCAGAGACAACTCTACTCGATCCGCAACGGTAAC